GGGCGGACAAGCCGCCCGCTCCCACACGAAGGAAATATGGTCAATACGGCTGGGTGAAGCTGACCGACAGCGATTATAACCGCCTCTTAAACGATTTCGGGCAAGCCGAGGTCGAGCGGTGCATTGCGTACGTCGATGAGAGCGCCCAGTCTACCGGCAACAAAAACCGCTGGAGGGACTGGAATTTGGTCCTGCGGCGCTGCCATCGGGACGGTTGGGGCCTGACCTCAACGCGGGGAGGGGGTGAAGCTCATGAGCTCCCAGACCTTTGAGACGATCCTGCTGTGTAACCCGGCCTTCATGGACCCGGCCCAGGGCGGCGTGCTGTGGTGGTGTGAGAGTGCCGAGGATATCGCGGTGTGGCCGGTGAACTCGGTGTGCCTGTCCACGCTGGCCCGATGGGAGGACGTGCAGCATTGCCGCGACTGGATACGCCGCTACCAGTGTGTGCTGGCGGCGTCCCCGGACCGGGATTTCGTGAACAATGTCCGGCAGCATGTCCCCTGGCTGCCCGTCCTCTCCCCGGCCCCGGAAGCCTTTGGCGGATATCGCTCGGTCGCGGAACTGGCGGCAGCTTGCGGCACCTCCAGCCTGGAGCGCCGGTTGATGTACAAAGCGGCTGTGGTGCCGTCCGGCGGGCTGCTGAACCTGGCCGAAGTTAAGCACCGAAATATGCGCGACATCCCCCGCACTCTGTCTGGTTTCCCCGCGCTGGATAAGGCGCTAGGCGGTTTCCGGGAGGGTGAGCTTACCGTCTGGACCGGGAAGCGCGGTGAAGGAAAATCCACTGTTTTGGGGCAAGTCCTGGTGGAGGCGGTGAATCAGGGACATAAGGTTTGCGCCTACTCGGGGGAACTGGACGCGGCCCGATTCAAGGACTGGATCACGCTCCAAGCGGCGGGGCCTGATATGCTGGAACAGGTGGAAGATCCCGAGACGGGTGCCACGGTCTACCTTGTGCCATCCACGGTGTCCACTCTGATTGACGAGTGGTGGGATCGGCGGTTCTATCTCTACGACATTGGCATATCGTCCGCCCACGACGAGGACAGCATCCTAAACGAATTTGAATACGCCCGCCGTTGCCTGGGCTGCGATGTGTTCCTGGTGGACAACATCATGACCGCGAAGATCAAGGCCGACCGGGATTATTACCGGGCACAATCCGCCTTCACCCGGCGGCTGGCCGAGTTCAGCAAAGCCACAAAATCCCACGTCCATCTGGTAGCCCATCCCCGGAAAACAGAGCGCGGGCGCTCAGTCGAGGACAGCGACGAAGTGGCGGGTGCAGCGGACATCACCAACCTGGCCGATAACGTGATCTCTGTGCGGCGATTAGCGGAATCCGGGGCAGATGGCCGCGATACGGAACTGAGCGTGCTGAAGGCTCGGGAACGCGGGATCCGGGGAAAGGTAGGGTTATGCTTTGACCCTCCGTCCAGGCGGTTCTATGCGCCATATGGCGACCCCAACAAAAAGTATGGGTGGCGCTATATGAAGCAGCGGGAGTTTGTGGAGTGTGCGGAAATGACGCCATTTGAGAAAGGGATGTGAAACTATGGTCCCCATGATAGCGGATTATCGGGAACGCGGCATTGACAAGTGGTGCAAATACATAGCGATGAACACAGATGATCACGAAAAAGCTGTGCGCGTACTGGCCGATGCTATGCAACGGAAGGGGCTCGACGTGTCATGCATTACGGTCTGCCCGGGCGCAAAGAATTTTGATGATTTGCAGCGGATCGCCGATGAAGGGATCAAGCCCGGAAATGTCTATATCCCGTATATCTTTGATGGGGGAACAGGCTGTGGGTAGATCGTCGCAACGAAAAGGCCGCGCCGCCGAGCGGGAGTTGGCCCACGTCCTCCAGAGCTACGGCTACGATGTGCGCCCAGGGAATCCGCTGAACTACGGTAAAGAGGCCGACCTTGTTGGCTTGCCCATGATTCATTGCGAGTGCAAGAGGGCGGAGACGCTGCGCTTGTCTGAATGGCTGGCCCAGGCCGAGCATGATGCCGAAAAATTTGGCGACGGGTTGCCTACCGTGTTTCATCGAAGAAATCGCGAGAGTTGGCGCGTAACCATGCCGCTTGAAAGCTGGGTGCAGCTTTATGAGAAAGCCCAGGGCCGCAAATGCGGCGGGCATTGCAATCATCAGGAAAATCAGAAAGGAGTTTGAAAAATGTTTTACGTAAAAACCAAAATTGGAGAGGGTACCAACATCACAACAGAGATCACGGACGAAAACACATACACCCGCTGTATCGACTGCGGACGTGAAATCCAGATGGATCTGGATGAGGCCATTGTGGACGGTCATCTTGACCTCTTTGGCATGGGTATCCGCTGCGAGGATTGCAGCTATAAGCACGCACTCCAGCATCGCGGCGAGGAATGGGCGGAAATGGTGATCGCCGACTATCAGGCGAAAAAGAAATAAGGAGCCGCCGAGCGGCCCCCTTGTGGTGGGATGTGGTGTTGTTACTCACATTCTACCACGGGGAGGCCAAACGTGCAATGACCAACGAGGAATTGGCGGTACTGATCCAGGCCGGTGACCGGGCACATCTGCTGACCCTCTGGCAGCAGATGAGGCGGATGGTGCTGAAACAGGCGAACAGGTGGGTGGCATACCGCTCGGGCGGGGCAGAGTTGGAGGATTTGGAACAGGCCGGGTTTGTCGCCCTCATGCGGGCGGTTGACACCTTTGACCCCGCCGCCGGGTGCCGGTTCTCCACCTGGTACTTCCCAATCATGCAGGGCGAATTTGAACGGGCTACGAGCCGCAGGACGGAAAGGCAGCAGCGTGACCCGCTCCATGCCGCCGTGTCCCTGGATATGCCGGTGGGCGAAGATGAGGGCGCGTCCACCCTGGGCGAACTCCAAGCCGACCCAAACAGCGAACTGGCTTTTGAGGATGTGGAACACCGAGCAGACAATGCCCGCCTCCATGCGGCGCTGGAATCAGCCATAAGCACCCTTCCGCCTGACCTGCGAGCTGTTATCCGGGGCCGCTATTTTGAAGGGCGAGTTGTGGACGCCAACGCCCATAGCAAGGCCCTGCGCCTCCTGCGGAACCCACGCGTGTCCAGGTCGCTGCGGGTGTATCTGTGACGGGCGGGAAATGGGCGGCTAAACGGGTCGGCGTTATGCCGCCCCCTCTATAAACCGGCAAAAAGCGGACAAAAGCGGAATTTACATTGTTTTTAGGCGTTCCGGGGAGGTGATGACTGTGTACGGCATGAATTTTTCGGGCGGGAGCAACCGCACGCACGGCCAGATCGAGCGGGCGGAAAGGATAGATTCTTTCGAGGCCGCACAGGTGGACGGCTGGGGGGCGATTTTCACCAGCAGGCTGTTCCCGCTCGAATGCGGGCACTTCCAGGAGCCTGACCGCGAGGCTGTGGATCTCTCTGCGGGTCAGTGGTCTACTACCCTGGAACTGACCCGCATTCCGTCCGGATTTGGTGGAAGCCGCGCTTTTTGGATGTGCCCCCGTTGCGGGAGGCGGGCTAGATTTTTGTATTTCAAGAAACTGAGTTTTGTATGCCGGCGCTGTGCCAAGCTGAATTATCGGTGCCAGCAGCGGACAAAGGACAGCACCAACCACGCCTATGACGGGCTGCGGCTGGCCCGGGAAAAGTTGCGGTGGACGCCGCCGCTCCCCGTTGCCCCGATGGACTTTCCCCACGTAGTCCCGGGCAAACCTAAAGGGATGCACAAAACCACGTATTACCGCTATCTGGTCAGGTACAGGCGGCTTCAGGAGAAGTACCGCCGAGACAGCATGCGGGAAATGATGGCTGTCCTGCGGCAGTGGTAGGGGCACCGCTTTCCGTCACTTGGGGACAAAAGTTCAACGAAAGTTCTACAAAAACAGCGGTTTTTTTCTTGTGGGACATCGGCTCAGATTTGAGCTGAATGACGTTGACAGTGAAAAATGCTCACCGCGAAATTCGATGAAATACCGTCGCTCCAGCCGACGGAATTTTCCGCTCGTTTGGCGAGATTGTCAAATGAGCCACGTCACCCCCCAAAAATTTGAGGAGATCGGCTTGACTCCTAAGATTTTAGGAGTCCCCAAATTTGGACTGTCCACAAGGGGGACCAAATCTCGTTCCCCTTTACTGAGCGCAAAATTGCGCCGTCCGCAATGCCTCCAGATTTGGCGGCATTGCCTTTTAGTCATTTTTGGTGAAAAGCAACCCACTCAATTTTGACCGGGCTGGAAACGACGGGGGTTGTCCGAAAAACGGACGAACCTCATGCGGTGGGGTGCTTGAAATTTCAAGCAGGAGTGTCCCCAGATTTGGGGAGAGTGATACCGTCCGCATTCTTCGATTTCAAATCGAAGTATTCCAAAGCGATTACCATCGGACGGGTGCTCTTGTCAAACTTTTAACACAAACCCCGTAGAATGGCCGTAGAGCGTCTTTGGCCCGAAGGAGTATAGTTTACTGCTGAAACGCCAAAACGCGGCACAGGGCCATTTCTAGGCGAAATAGAAGGGCCGGAAGGAACACCCCCGGCCCTTTCTGTCAAAACATCCCCTTCCCCATTTTAAAGAGCCCCACCGCCACCAATGCCCCCACCGCCCAGGCGATGGCCCAAACTCCAACCATGCGGACAGCACCCAGCAAGACGCCCCCGGCGATAGCAGCCAGGGTCAGGCGGCACAGCGCCCGGAAACGGCCTTCCGGCATGGGGCGGTGCTCATACTCGAACACGATGTCACCCAGCTCAAAATGGATCTTCATGCCCCAGCCCTCCTCGCGGGCTGGACGTCGAAAAAGATCCGAACGGTATCATCCCCGCTGGCCCGTACCCTGTCAATGATGTAATCACCGAAAGCACCCGCCAAATAGAAATCGTCAGGGTCAAAAGCGATATCGCTGCCCGTTGTGACAAGGAAAAACTTGGTGTCGCTGCCAAACAGGCCACTCTCTATGAGTTCTCGCAGGGTCATTTTGCCGTTCATGCCGTCGCCCCCTTCTCAATGTAGTCATCAGCGGAATCGATGTCCGCTTGAAGATCCCGGCAAATGCTGTCCAGCAGGTCGCTAACGCCTCCCAGCGCGCCACATGATATCACGCTCACCTCTGCCGCCTCATGAAGCATATAGAGCAGCTCGCGGCACCCGGCCAAGCGGTTTGTGATGTCCTCTAAGTTGTCTGCTGTCATGATTTTGCCCTTCATGCCCGCACCTCCGCTTTCGCCGCGCGGAAGCCTTTGGCCTTGCCGTAGTCGAAAATCAGGCTGATGGTTTCCAGCATGGAATCCTCACCCTCGAGCATCTTCCGGCCCAGCTCATTTGCCTCGCAGTAGCTCAGGCAATACCTGTCGATTTTCTTGATGCCCGTGCGCTTGATGTACCCTTGGATTTTTTCGATTTCGCTCATTGCCAGCTATTCCTCCTTGATTTCTGGAGGGGATCGGGTGTATAATGGCCTCGACCCCCTCCGGGGTGGTTAGGGCTTCTATCCTGTCAGCTTTGCGAGGGCGTTCAGGATAGGGGCCTTTCTCATACGCTGAGGACGAACCGGGTCGTGGTAGTGGCCCTGCTGTACTGGCCATACAGGTCGGCGTGGTCGGCCTTAAAGCTCTTGGTGTCGAACCGCTGGCTGTTCACGTTCTTCCAGGTGGCTTTCCAGCCGTCCCCGGCCAGGGTTTCCGTCCCCTGCTCGACCATTGCGGCCTTGAGTTTGTCGGTGAGGGCTTCCGCCTCTGCTTGCAGCTCCTCGATCATGGCCCGGACGCTCATCAGGTCGCGGGCGGTGGTGTTCAGCTCGTTCATGCTCATTGCGTTGGCTCCTTTCGATTTGTGGCGGGAACCGGGGCGTGAGTTTGTTCGTGGCAGCACACTACTTGAGAATGCGTTTCCCGGCCCTGCTTGATTGTGGGGGAGCATCGGCGGCGGTGGGCTTTATGGGAGGATCCTCATAGGGGCTTGCCATATCCCGTTCCGCTCTTCCTGGCCATCTTTTTTCGCCTTGCGGCTACTCATTGGAACCTTTGCCGGCGCTGTTCCCTCCTGACATGATTATAATAACACACTTATTAAGTGAAATCAAGGCGGGATATTGCACAAATTATTAAGTGAATATTTGTTGATAATTTCACTTGATAAGTGTTGATATCTGTGGTACACTTAATAACAATAGAGGAGGTGTCGAAGTTTCCGACGCTCCCGCCCGGAAGGAGGAAAACAATGGCGCAAAAATATACAGAGGCCCGTAAAGCTGGCAATAGGAAATGGGATGCTGCCAA